CCCTGTAGCAGCGGGGCGAGCGCGCCGAGGTCACCGGCGGGCGCGGCGCCCGGCACAGGCGCGCCGTCGACCTGCGCGCCGGCCGTGGCCGCAAAGGCGGCGATGGCGAAGGCGGCGACACCCGCGACGACGACAAGGGCGGGGCCGCGGAGGTGGGCGGGGATGCGGGGGAGGGTGCGCATGGACGGCATCATACCCCGCGGACCTCCCAATGGGGCCCGTCTTTGGTGCGTTCCCAGTCGCCGCCCCACGACAGAATGACCCCGCCGGTCAGGCCCTCGTTGGTCATCTTCGCCCATTCGGCCTTGATGACCGGCGCAACCGCATGGTAGGCCGTCCAATCCCAAGACACCGAGCCCTTGACGATGGGGGCGACGTCGACGGCGTGCGAGGGCGAGGCGTTGTGCTTTGACCGCCCCGGCTTTGCGTCCGTGACGGTCTTCTCACCCGGGACGCCGCGCCGGCCCTTGGCGTAGAGTTCGGCCTGTTCAGCGTGCGTCCGGTGGCCATAGAGCACGGTCAGATCGTGCGGCAGGTCGGGGCGCTTGATCACGCGGGCGAAGAGCTCCCGCAGAAGCTCGTGGCAGGTCTGCAGGCGCGCGGTGGACGTGGGGCCCCATGCGTACGGCATCGGTTCAGTCCTTGTCCGCGAGGTCCATCAGCAGATCGGCAGCGAGCTCGGCCAAGTCGGCCGCAAGCTGCCTGATCTCCTTCGGGGTGAACCCGCCGACCGATGCGGCAGCGGCACGGGCGGCGAGCTTGAGGATGCGGGCGAGAAGGGCGGGCTTCATTCAGCACTCCGGGATGGGCGCGCGGGCTGCGCGACGGGTGGCGTAGGCGCAGAGGTCGGCGGCGGTCAGGCGGTGGACGTGCGGCGCGGCGCCGGATCGGCGGACGATGACGATCATCGGGCGGCCTGCGCCCAGCGGACCACGTCGTTGTGCAGCGCGACGGCGCGGTCGATCAGGGCGGGCGGAGCGTTGGCGGCGCGCAGGTAGGCGCAGAGGTCGGCGGACTCTTGCAGGGACTCGATGACCGCGCCGGGCCAGCCGATCCGCAGCGGCGCGCCGTGCTCGATCTCGCCGCTGTCCAGCCGGGACAGGATGACGTCGCGGGCCTCGGGGGTGAGGGTCGCGGGCAGGTGGTCGCGGACGGCGGGGCCGTCGGTGTCGCACGGGCCGCAGTCGTGCAGCGCGATGTCGACGGCGGGGGTCACGACGGCAGGACCAGCGCGCCGGTGTTCTCGGCGACACGGAGGGCCTGCCACACCGCCTGCGCGATGGGGTCGGTCGGCTCGGGGCCGTCCATGAGCGCGCGGGCCTCGGCGTTCTCCATGCGGATGACCGTGGAGACAAGGCCCTCGGGGGGCGGGTTCTCGATCTGCCACTCGTAGATCGCCTGCATTACAGACTCCCCAGCGCCTTGCGCAACAGCCGCAGTTTGCGGAGACGGATGGCAGACCCGGAGGTGGCGCTGCCGTCGTGGTAGATCGCGAGGGCAGTCCGGTCGCCGATGGCTGAGCCGCCCCATGCCGACGAGGTCGTGACGTCGGCGCCGACCGCGGTGATCGCCGTCGAGGCGGCGCCAGTACGGACGCGCAGGCCGGTGAGTGGGTCGCGGTAGTCCGTGGCGCCCTCGGTGATAAACACGTCGTGGCGCCGGAAGTCAGCGATGGTGCACTGTTGCGACCACCGGGCGATGCGGGTGGCGCCTGCGGTGACGGTGCGGACGGAGGCCGACGCGAAACCACCGATGTAGCTGTAGGCGGACAGCAGCAGGTTGCTGCCGCTGTTCGTGCACCGGACACCGACCGCAGGGGTCGACACAGCCGTCGACGCGGTGGTGATGCCCGCGGCGTGCGTGAAAGCAGCGGAGCCGGTGGGCTCCTCGCTCTCCATCACCGCCTCGATCAGCCAAGCGTCACGCCGCGAGCCGCCGCGCAGCGCGTCCCACCCGGCGGGCCAGACCGCGACGGTCGGAGCCTGTGTCGTGCCGCCGTTGGTGAGGGTCAGACCCGAGCCGGACGGGGAGAGGCTGAGGGTCCGCGTCTCGGTGTTGTTGTTGCGGATGTAGGCAACCGGGGTCACCCCATCGGCAGCGAAGATGGTCCGCTGCCACGCCGTGGTCGACGCGGTCGTATCGGTGGAGCTGAACCCCGTCAGGTTGGCGCCGGTGAAGTCGACGCTGTCGACGACCTCCCAGCCACCCATCGCCGCGCTCGGGGCGACGCTGACGGTTACGACGCTGTAGCCCTTGGCGCTGAGGCTGTCGGTCACCGTGAGCAAGAAGGCGTAGGTCACGCCGTCGGTCAGACCGACCGCGGTCCACGGGCCGAGGCCCGAGCCGCCGATGGTCGCGCCGCTGCCGCCAAGCTCGGTCACCGCGTAGGTGTAGGGGCCGGTCCCGCCCGACGGGGCGCCCCACGTCCCGATGGTGACGCTGGTCGTCCCGGCGGCGAGGCTCTGGCCCGCGGGCGCGGTGCCCGGGGTGACGCTGGCGGCGGTCGCGGCGACGGTGGCGGCGCCTTGCACCGGGAACTCAGCGCCGTCGTCGTCGGTCACAGTGCGCTGGACGACGACGGTCTGGCCGTTGACCAGCCCGCTGACGGTGGTCGCCCCGGCACCGGCGCCCGACGTGGACAGGGCCACGGTCGACGACGCGCCCGTGCTGTCGTACACCACCGACGCGGCGCTGTAGGTGTAGGGGGTCGTCCCGCCGGTGGGGGTCGCCCAGGTGATCGTGGCCGACGTGGTGCCGGCGGTGACGACCGCGGACGCCGGGGCGGCCCACGATAGCGCGGGGGCCTCGCCGACGTTGACCAGCGCGTCGCTGCGGCTGGTCTGTCCGCCCGACGACGCGGTCAGGGTCGCGGCGTAGGCGATGCCGCTGGCGACGGTCCACGTCCACGCGCCGAGGTTGCTGCCGCTGGCGGTCGGCGTGCTGCCGTCGCTGCCGCGGACGGCGCAGGTGTAGGTGGTGCCGGCCGGGGCGCCGGGGTGGGTCCACGTCGCCGAGGCGGACGTGGTGCCGCCGGAGAGGGACTGGACGGCGGGGGGTGTCGGGGCGGTGAGGTCGGTGACCCCGCCGGGCCGCGGCACGATGCGGGTGCGCAGGCGGGGCATGGTCAGGCGCCCACGACGACGTGGGCCACGTCGTTCGCGCCGTCGCCGGCGACGTAGAGGACCACCGCGTGACTGCCGGGGGAGCAGTTGACCATGAAGGGCACGCTCTCCTCAAGCCGCACCGCATCGGCGTTGTAGGCCGCGCCGTCGGTGCCGCTGTGTGAGACGAAGCCGGCGGAGGGGGTCGTGTTGTCCGACGCGAAGATCCGGACGCTGATCTCGCGGGCCCACCGCGGGAAGGTGACGCGGGTCACGTTGCCGGCGGTCCCGCCCAGCGCGACCTGATCGGTAATGGGGCCGGGCGAACCGGACTTGGTGACGTTGAAGGCCATCGGACACCTCGCACGGGTAGGGTATCACAGGGCGCGGCGGGCGGCTATCGCGGCGGCACGGGCTTAGGTGCGCTCTACTGACCACAGGCCAAGCAACCACCGGCCGCCCTGCCACCGCTTGGACCGGACCCACAGGACGCGGTCGGTCCAGCCCAGCGCCGGGTCGGTGACCGCAACGGCATCGCCGGGGGACAGGTGCGACACCGACAGGGGCGCGCTGTAGGTGACGGTGTACGGCCGGCCGGCGCGCAAGGCCAGCCAAGACAGCCCGAGCGCGTACAGGGTGCGCTCCTCTTGGGCCCACGGCAGGGTCAGCGTCTGGTCTTCGGGTGCCTGCGTCTCGGCGGGGACTTCGCGGGTGCGGGACGTGAAGCCCGCGCGGCGGCCGATTGTCCCGGCCGTGCTGCCGACTGTGTCCGCTTGGCTGTCGAGGATAACCGTGCGCGCGCTGCCACCGGTCAGGACGTTCTGCCCGCCTTGGATTGTCAGGCGCACGGGGGCGGGGCCGTCGTCGTAGACCACAGCGTCAAGGCGCACCCATCCGGCCTCGGGGCTGCCGTCGGCCGCGGACTGCGCGGCGGTGGCGTTGGGGTCGAGGTAGCCCAAGATCAGGCCGTCGGGGCCGGCGCGCAGGGTGACGGGTAGGTAGGGCAAGACCTGCGTCGACAGGTACTCCCACGCGGTGACTTCGGGGTCATTGAGGTACAGGTCGAAGCGGTAGCCGCGCAGGGCATCAATCGCCGGGGCGCTGCGGCCTGTGTCAAACGGCAGGCCGGCGCGGGCCAGAAGGTAGCGGATCGCCTCGCCGGCCGTCGACGGGCGGCCGGGTCGGGATGCGCCGCCCGCACCGGACGCCTCGGACCATGCGACTGCGAAGACGTCGGCGGTGTCGCTGATGGTTGCGGCCGCGGTGATGTCCACGTAATGGTACGCTTGCCCGCTGTCGGTGATTGACGTCTTCAGCGGGAAGGCTTCGGACGCGCTGCCGTCGCTGATGGTGACGTCGTCGCCCGTGGTGGTGACGCTGTCACCTGCGACTAGGAGCAGCGACACAGGGCCGCCTAGCGTTGCGATGGGGTAGGCGGGGGTCGAGAACAGACCGATCAGGGATGCGCCGGGCTGCCCGATCACGAGCGGGAAGGGATAGCCGGCGGCATCCTCGCGGACGGTGGGGAAGTCACCCGCGGTGATCACGGCCTGCGGGGAGAGCAGCGGGACGCGGGATGTCCACGGGGTGGCCTCAAGCGATGCGGCGAACCACGACGCCGGACGCTGCGGGTCGCCCCACGCGGGCTGCGCGAGGCGGCCGCGGGCCACGAAGACGCGCGCGCCGTAGGTGCCGGTCAGCGGGGCGCCGATGCGCGGCGGGGTGACCAGCACGTAGGACAGCACCGCTTCGGCTTCCCGTAGGTCGATCCCGCGGGCGGCGAGGTAGGCGGGGGTCGGCGTGATGTGCGCCTCGAGCGCGACGGTCTGCGACGCGGGGCGCACGGTCAGCAGGTCGATCTCTTCGGCGAAGTCCACGTCGGACAGGCCACCCGCGTACTCGACAGGCGCGCCGTCGTCGTCAAGGACGATTGGCTGCGTCGACAGGCGGAAGGCCACGCCCGGCAGGTCAAGGTCCAAGAGCCAAACCATCTCGGCGTCGGCGCGCGGCATCAGACCTCCTCAGTGATGACGAGGTTTCCGGACCGGTGGACTTCGTCGGTGAGCTCTTCACCTTGGATTGTGTCGAGGCTGTCCGTTGCCGATGCTGTGCCGACGATCAGGCCGGCGCGGCGGTGGATCGTCTGCGTCGTCGTGATGGGCAGGGTGACCTTGGGCAGAAGCGCGACCATGCGGCCGTCGGCCTCGTTGAGCAGACCGGTGAGGCTGTGCAGCGTGGCGGCGTTGGCGTTGCTTGCGTCGGCGCTGTCGTAGTCCGGGTAGTCCGGCTCGGGGCTCGCGGCCCACATCTGGGTTTCATCCACGCCATCCGCCCAGGTCATCTGGATCACGCGGCGCGCGGGCGCGGGGCGGGCGAGGTAGGTGCTGCGGTCCGGCTGGACCTCGACGACAGATCCGCGCTCGGTGGTCTGTGTGCGGCCCCAACTGTACGGCTGCGCGAAGAGGTGGAGCGGGCCAAGGACCATCTGCCCGATGGTGTAGAAGTCGTCGGCGGTCTGCTGTGCGTCGATCAGGATGCGCCAGCCGTCGGCGTTTGCGGTGAAGGGGAAGACGACTGCGACGTCGGGGGACCATAGGCGCATCGTGCCGCTGGTCTGCTCTGTGCCGGCGACGCCGGTCAGGGTCAGGCGGCAGACCGGGCCGCCGTAGGTGCCGGTCGACAACTTGCCTTCGGTGTTGTGGCGGATCTTGCGCTGCGCGATCAGGATGCCGCCGCTGATGTTCCCAAACTGCGCGGTCCATCCAGTGAGTTCGCCGGTCGCGAAGTAGGGCCGGGCGGCGGCGTAGGTCGACGGGGTGAGCACGTCGCCGGTGCGGGTGAAGCCGATAGCGGTGGACGAGATTGCCGCGTCAATCGTCGCTTGCGTCGTCCACGTCCCGCCGACGCGGGCTTGGATGGCACCGGTGCGCCAGTTGATCCCCCGCAGGATCAGGGCCATCACGGGGGCGGTCGGGGCGCTGTCGGCGCCGGTCGACTGTAGCTGCAGGGCGATGGTCTGCTGGACGTTGTCGCCGGTGGAGCGCCAGCCGAGGCGCGGCGAGCGCGCGACTTGGGGCAGGATGCGGGCGGCACCGAAGACGGCATCCGGGGTGACGGTCCACGTCTGACCGGTCAGGTAGGGCCCGCGCAGGCCGGACAGGGCGGCGCCGCTGCGGGCGTAGGCGAAGCGCGGGGCGGCGGGGATCTGCCGGCCCTTGAGGATGTCCGGCAGGTAGGCCGGGTCAAAGCTATCCCAATGGGCCTGCGTGCCGACGTTGCTGTAGCCGGCGCGGTCGCCGAAGGACACCGCGACGAAGAACCAGCGCGAGGTCACAGCGCCGACCACGCCCGAGAAGGAACCGAACTGGATGCGGTGGTTCCCGATGGTCCCGCCGTCGTCGGTGAGCGTTGTCGTGTCGAGAAGCGTCCACTCGCGGATCTCAGCGTCGGCCCACCCGCGGACCCATACCGCGACCGCACCCGTTGACCCATCGAGACCCACGCGGACGTGCTTCGGGCCGGTGGCCAGCGTGGCAGATGCCATGATCTGCGTGTTGCTGACGTTGTCGTAAACGACGACGGCCACGGTGTTGACGCGGACGCTGACTTCGTAGCCGTACACGCCATCGTCCACGCGACAGCGCAGGGCGATGCGCTCGGTGGTCGTGTCCGGGTTGGTGACCGCTTCGATGGCGGCCTCGCAGATCAGCGTGTCGCCGGTGGTGTCGCGGGCGGACGGCTCGGCGACGATGGGGTCGTTGAAGGTGCCGTAGGCGGTGGAGGCCAGCGGCGCGCTGAGGTTCAGGCGGCCGGGGGCGGACAGGGTCGACGATGCTGTGCCGGTCTCGGTCCACGTCACGCTGTTGGGCAGGGCGGACGGCTCTTCGTAGGGGAGCCACGTCCAGTCCCAAGACGCTTGGTCTTGGTAGCGGGCCCCGCGGTTGATTGGGGGCAGGCATTGGGTGGTCAGGCCGCCCAGGTAGGCGAACCCAAGGCTGCTGCCGTAGGTGGCGGTCGGGGCGTTCCAGTTGTGCGCGATGACGAAGCGGCCGCGGTGGGCGCAGGCGGCGAGGCTGTGCGCATAGACGGCCTCGGGGGTGACGCCGGTATCGCCGTTGTTGGGGGAGACCCACCGTGCGCTGTAGCTGTAGCCGGACGGGTCGTTGGCGCTTTGCACGTCCTGACCCCAGGGGATCCACGTCACGCCGAGGTCTTCGGTCACGAAGACCTGCCCGCGGTAGATCTTCGTGTCCGGGTCGGGGCTGTACTGCGATGCGAAGGCGTAGACGGTGCCGACTTCGTCGACGGCGAGGCCGAAGCCGTTGTGCCGGCTGACGGTGCCCGCGCCGGTGTCGGTCAGGTAGGCGGAGCCCAGACCGGTCGAAGAGCCCAGCGTGGCGATCACCGACGACGCGGAGGACTGGAACGCGGACCCGTAGCGCCGGACCTTCGTGCTGTAGGCGCCCGCCGCGAAGGCCCCGAAGATGGCCAGGAACTGGCCGCCGACTGCGACGACGTCGACGCCGCCCTCGCCGGATAGGGTGCTGACGCGCGAGAAGGAGCACCCAAGGTCATCGGATGCCCACTGATAGACGGTGTTTGTGGTGCCGCTGCGGGTGTGCAGGAAGAGGATGATCTGCCCGTTGGCGTAGGCTGCTCGGGTGCGCCGGACCGTGTTGGCCGTCACGCCCTGAACGGTGGTGCTGTCCACGCCGGCGGGGCCGGCTGCCTCGGTCCACGTTGCCCCGTCGTCGTCGCTGTAGAGGGACCAGACGTAGGCGACGCTGCCGGTTGGGGACTCCACCGCGACGAACATCATCACGCGGTCGCCGACCATCACGAGGCAGGGGCCGTATGGGGCGAGGCCGCGGGTGCTGACGCTGATCTCGCTGCCCCAGGACGTGGCGCCGGCGGCCTTGCGGTACACCACGAGGCTGCCCGTGCCTGTGCCTTTGCGGGCGCAGGCCAGGAGCGTCCCGGCGGGGGTAGCACAGACATGCGGTTGCGTCAGGTAGTCCGACGTGCTGGCGCTGTAGGACGCGGCATCCCAGAAGGCCACGCTTCCGGGGCCTTCCCAGCCCGCCCATCCAGTCGACCCGTCCGGGGACGTGGCGAAGGTTGCCGCGGTGGACTGCGACGACGGCAGACCGGCGGACTGGACGCGGGCGGTGAAGGCGGCCGTCTGTTCGCCCTTGGCCCTGAGGCTGCCCTGGTAGGCGCCTGCGGGCTCAGGGATGCCCGCCCGGGGTGATGCCTCGGTGTAGCTGCTGTGCGCGGCCCACGGGCCCGTGGCGGCGTCCAAGCGGGGGTCCATGACCACGAGGGCGGGATGTTGGGCGCGGGTCGTCGTGGCCATTCAGTACCCCAGCGCGCCGACGGGGCGCCCGCGGAAGGTAGCACGTTGCAGGGCGCCACTGCGCTCCAACTCGTCCCGCACGAAGCGGCCGAAGTGCTTGTAGACGGGGAGCACGATGGGGGCGCTGTTCTGGCCCTCGCCGCGGTTGAGCGCGTCGACGCCGGTCTGCCCGCCGACGGCGCGCACGGCTTGACGGGACAGGACCGCTTCACCGGGCAGGGCGTTGATTGGCACTTGGTCGGCCATGCGGCCGCCTTGGATCATGCCGCCGCGGTCGAAGGCGGGCTTCTGGCTGGCGATCACACCGACCTGCGTGGCGGTGAGGGCGCCGATGCCCACTGCTGCAAGGGTGCCGAGGATTGGGCCCAACTCCGCGTATGCCTTCATCACAGCGACCCCGCCGTTGATGAGAGCCTGGGCGATGCCGAGGGCCTTGGCGCGCTTGAACTGCTTGCGGGCCAGTTCTTTGTTGTGGTCTTCGTTCTGCTCGGCCAAGTGATACATCAACTCGGACACACCGCCCGCGAAGGTGGACGATGCGTTGGCGAAGTCGGACACGTTACTCATGCGCAGGCGTTGCCGGTCGGCCTCGGCCTTCTTGAAGGCTTCGTGCTCGGCGGCGATGACCTTCTGCCGTGCGGCGAGGTACTCTGCGTTCTGCTTCTCCCGCAGAGCCTCTGTGTCCGCGAAGAGCTGCTCACGGACCGCGCTTTCGGCATCGGCTGCCTTCTTGACGATGTCCGGCTGGTCTGCGTACTTCTCCTGAATGTCGGTCAGGATCTTGATCCGCTTGGCTGCTTCGATGCCAAGCTGCTGCTCTGCCGTCGCACCCTTTGAGGCTAACTCGTCGACCACGCCTTGGATTGCGTCGTAGGCGGAGGCGATGTCGCGCTCCGCTTTGGCGGCGTCCTTGGTGGCGGCGGTGCGGTCTTTGCGGGCGACGGTGGCGTTGCGCTCAGATGCGGCGACGTCGTCAAGCGCCTGCCGGGCGAGGCGGGTGCTGTCAATGTCGTCAAGCTGCTGATTGTACGCCTGCTGTGCCTGCGCGATCTTTGCGTCTTCAACGCGGATGGCCTCTTGGGTGGCCTTCAGCATCTTCTGCGCTTCGACGCGCTGCGTCACGCTTGCGTCCGTGTTCTTATACACGGCCTTGTAGGTCTCTTGGTCGACGACCAACTTGGCCTTGGTGGCCGTGATCGCCAGCATCTTCTCTCGGGTCTCTTCGGCCAGCGCTTCGCGGTCGCGCTTGGCGGCGACCTCGTGCTTGTCGAGCGCGCCGATCTCGACAAGCAAGTCCTCGCGCCGCTTTTCGGCCGACACCTTCAGCGCGGCGAGGGCGGCGATCTGCTTGTTGATGGCATCGGATGACGTGTTGACCGACTCTGTCAGCTTGTCAAACGTGGCCATGAGGCGGTTGTTGCCGTCGGCGTTGTCGTCGGTGGCGTTGGCAAGCGCGCTATAGGCGGTGACCGCTGCGGCAACTGCGACGGCGGCGACGGCGAGCACGGCGCCCGCGGCCTTGGCCTTGGTGATCAGACCGCCGAAGCTGTTCTGCAGGAGCTCGGTCGCGTCCTCCGCTTCGCCGAAGATCTCGGCCAACTGCGGGCCTTGCTGCAGTAGGACCGTGAACGGGGATTGGCCGGCCAGAAGGCTGTTGGCGAAGTCGCCGACGTTCTTGCGCAGGGACATGGTCTGCTGTTGCAACTTCCACGTCGACCCGGCGGCCTTGGTCGCGCCCTCTTCGACGACGTCCAGCGTCTGCTTTGCGGGGGTGGTCAGGGCCGACAGGGACGCGCCGTAGTCTGCCGACGCATGGGCAAGGGCCTTCTGGGCCTGCGCGGTGTTGCCGGTCAGCTTGCCGAGCCGCTCGATCTCGGCAGCCTGCCGTTGGAACTTGAGGGTAAGCTGTTCGACCGGATCGCCAGCCGCGGCGTACTCGGCCAGCTTCGCCACGGCGCGCTCGGTCTCGCGGGCGGCCGATGCTTGTGCGGCGCCGGAGGCTTTGGCGGCGGCGACGGACGCGGCGGTGGCCTGCTTGAAGCTGCGCTCCAGCGCGACGGCCATCTGCTTTGCGGAGCCTGACGCATCGTCGGGGATGCTGCGCAGCTTGCGCTGCAGCTCGCTGATGTCGGCCCGCAGGGTCAGTGTCGCTACGTCGGCCACGGGCTACCCTCCGGCGAGCCGGCGCAGCTCTGCGGCGGCTTGTGAGACTATAGCCCGCTCGGCGTCCTTGCGCATACGCCTGATCGTTTGCCAGTAGTGCCCGCGGTGGACGAAGACCACGTAGGGCACGAGGCCCTTGCGGCCGGTCTGCCGTTCGAGCGCTTCGATGACGCGGAGTTCGCGGAGCTCTTCGGGGGTCAGGCCGTCGCCACGGTCAAGGGCGGCCTGCAACTCTACCCGGCGGCTGCGCAGACGGCTGATCTTGCCGTAGTTGGATGCGTCGTTCTCCACGCTGGCGCTGAGGATGGTGCCGCCGGCGCGCTCTTCGACGGTGCGCAGGAAGTCGAACGCGTCGCGGCTATTGCCCGTGGCGGTAGGAAAGCGGCTGTCACCCGGGCGGGGGTACTCCCGGGCGACGTATGCCTCGGCCGCGTTCAGGTAGTCATCCAGCGCGCCGGACACAGCGGGGGCCATGCCCTTGATCATCGCGTCGATCTGCGCCGACAGGGCGGCGTCGATCTCTACGGTGACCTTGCCGGCGCGGGCTTTGATCGGGCGGGCCACGGTCACCTCTTGCGCGCGGGGGGTGTGTGGTGCGGGATCTTCTGCGCGGTCGGGGCCTGCGGTTGGCAGTGGACCCGATACCACGCGGTCAGGCTGACCCGGTCCTCGCGGGACAGGGTACTCCACCACGCGGGCGGCTGGCCCCATAGGCGGCAGATCTCAAGGGTCTGCCAGTCGATCCGGCCTACGGGGCTGCGGTAAAACCCTCCTCGGCGGCCACTTCATCCTCGAAGAGCACAGCGCCGGCCAGTGCCTCCATGCACACCCCGCCGGCCTGACAGATCGCCGTGAAACCCACGCGCTTGGCCTGCAGAGCGTCGAAGACGGCCTCACCGAAGGCGGCCGGGTTGCCCTTCCACACGACGCCGTGGGCATCCACACAGAGACCAAGGGCGGCGGCGAGGGAGACGTGGGCGGGGGTGTCCTTGCCACCCAACTGCAGGACCGCCGCGGCGCGCGCGGGGCTCTTCGGGGGGTGGACGGCGTAGGACGCGCCGCCGAGCGTGATCGTGGCAGGAAGGGACATCGGGGCTCTCCGATGGGTGTGGGATGCCGGGCCGCGGGCGCCCGGCGGGATGGGTGCGCTGCGGACGATCAGGCCGGGGTGATCGTGCCGTAGACCGTGCCGTTGATGGTGAAGGTGTTCGGCTCGCCTTCGCTGAAGTCGATCCGGCAGTCCACGTCCTCCATCGTGAGGACGTGGTCGGTGGAGTCGCCCAAGTCGGTGCCCTCCACGGTCAGCACGATGTCCACAGTGTACACGTCGCCGGTCGTCGCGGTGGTCGACACGTTGGCGCTGTAGCTGCTCTTCTTGCGCAGGAAGTCGACGATGGTGCGGTCGGACCCATCGGACAGGTCGGCCATGTGCGCGCTGAACGAGACGGTGGGGTACTCGCGGGCGCCGCGGCGCAGGCTGTTGAGCGTGCCGCGGGACTCGTAGGCGTTGGTCGCCCGGCCAAGCGCGTCCTGCGCCAGCCCGGACAGGGACAGGTCGCCCGCGCTGAACGGGACGGTCAGGGTCACGGGGGTTCCGGTGCCGTCCTTCAGGGTGATCGTGCCGTCGGTGAAGTGCTTGATGACGACGCTGGCTGCCATGTCGGCCTCCTACTGGAGCGGGATTGTGTGGGCGGCCGTCCACGTCAGGACGGTGATGAGGGTCCGGTTGTCACCGCTCACGGTGCGGGTCGAGCCGGTCAGGGTGAAGCGTGGGAGGCTGGTCCGGGTGATGCCCGCGCAGGCCAATCGTAGCACGTCCTCTTCAGCGAGGGCGGCTTGAAAGTCGGCGGCCGTGCCGTCGGCGCGCAGGGGACGGCTGAAGCCGACCTCGACGGTCGTCTCAACGTGCGTCCCTTCGGCCAACTTCTGGCGCTCGGCGGGCGGGATGCGCGCGCTTGCCGGGGCCCACACGGACCACGCGCGGGCCATCTTGGCCTCGGTGTCTTGCCCCAACTGCGGGGGCAGGAAGCGGCTACGGGTCCACCGCGCGCTGTCCGGCGACGTGGGCAGGGTAGCGGTCAGGTGGTCGCCGATCCGGTCGATTAGGGCTGCGACGGTCAGCGACATTAGAAGGCCCTCCGCTTCGGCTGGCCAAGGAAGAACACCGGCATCGCCGCGACCTTCTGCGACGTCACGCTCGGCTGGTCAGGGTCGATCACTTCGGTGTAGCGGATGGACCGGTAGGCTTCGTGGTAGTCCCGGCGGTAGGCGTCGGCGGTCTTGCCGTAGGCGTCGTTCAGGCCCGTCGTGAAGGACTGATAGACCCGGTGCAGCGTCAGGGCTAGCATCGTCTCGCGGAGGACCGCGGCCGATGGCATCTTCCACGGGTACTGCCCGTCGGTGAGGAGCCGGTTGAGCAGCGTCTTCCACGCGTCGTCAAGGAACGTCTGGAAGTTGGACAGGCTGTGGATCGGCGCCGACCCGTTCGGGTCAAGGGCGGGCTCGCGGGCGTACAGGTCGATGTCGGTGACCGGGTTGCGGATGGCGTTGCGGACCAGCGCGGCGTCGGTCTGGATGACCTCGGCGACCGACGACAGGGTCAGCGTCCACTCAATGCGCCAGTCCGCACCGTAGGGCAGGCCCGAGGTGGACGCGGCCGGGACCGTGTAGGTGGCGACTGAGCCCACCACCGACCCCGACGCGGCCGCGACCACAGGGGCAGAGGCGGCGGTCCAGATTGACACGACGACGGCGGACGGGGCGACAAGCGCGCCGGACAGGTAGACCGGGCAGGTGATCACCGTGTCCCGGCCCCTCTCGATCAGGGTCGGGCCGGCGAACCGGGCCTGATAGGCTGTGCTGCTCACGGGCTACCCTCCGGCGCTGCGGGTCACTTGAAGGCGACGACGCGGTACTTCTCGGCATTGGTGACGGTCACGACGGCGTTGGTATCCGTGTGGGTGCCGTAAGTGACAACGCACGGCCCGCCGGTCAGGTTCGACGGGATCGCGAAGACCAGGGCGGGCGTGGTGCCCAGGCCGTGCGCGGTGTTCTGCGCGCTGCCGTTGCCGGTGACCTCGGCGGACAGGAACACCGACGTCGACGGGACCACCGACGCGCCGACAGTGATCCACGCGCCGCCGATGCGCATGTACAGCGTGTTCGCCGCGGCGCCGTTGGTGCGCAGGTACACCGACCCGTTCGGCTCCGACGCGCTGGGGGCGCCGCTGCCGCTGCTGACGGTGGGGGACGTGGCGATCAGCGCTTGGGTGGCGCCGGTCCACACGACGAACTTGCGGTAGGCGACGCCGGCGGCATCGCGGAAGCGGAGGGGTCCGGACATTGTGTGTCTCCCGCCCGGACTCTGCCGGGCGCGGCGCTAACGCCGCGGGGTACTGCCGGCGTCCGGCCGGCGCGGGGGCGGCTTCCCACCCTGTTCGCGGATGTCGATCCGGATGGCGCTCTCGCGGGCCATCTCGGCGGCGCGGTCGGGGCGGACCCCTTCGTTGACCAGCCGGCGGGTGGCCTCATCCATCGCCCGGCGAGCGGCGGGGTTCTCACCCATTGGCCACCTCGACGGCGGCGCGGGCCTTGCGGGACCGCTTCAACTGCGCGTCGGCCTCGGCGGCGCGCTGGGCCTTGACTTCGGGGGCGGACGCTTGGGTGGCCCGGCGTAGGGCGCGCTCGCCAAGGCGGTCTTCGTAGCGTTGGATCCAGTCCTCGGACGGGAAGGGGGCGATGCCGGTCTCCATGAGCCACAGGCGCCACTTGCGGAAGAGCTGCTCGTTGGGCTTGGTGAGCTGCGCGGCGTGCTTGTTGCCGGGGGCCTTGACTATCTGGACCCATGCCTCGAGGTGGATCGCGCCCTGCGTGCCCTCGTAGCGGCGCAGGTAGCCGGGGGCGCCGTCGGGGGTCAGGTCGCCGGGGCACTGGTGGGGCTGGATCAAGACTTGCCCGCGGGTGTGCAGATTGGAGGCCAAGTGCGCGATGCCGCCGCCCTTGTCGACGCCGTTGCTGCCGGGCGACACGTCGTGCTTTTGGACCGTCGGCAGGTACACGGGCTCGCCGTCGATCTCGCTGAGCTCGTAGCTCTCGGGCGAGCACGAAAGCAGGAACGCGGGTGAAGGGTCGAGGCGGACGCGCTCGGACGTGGTCAGGGAGCCGACGGACTGGCCCGCGATAGGGGCCTCGGCGGCGCGGCGTGCGGTGGTGGGCAGGGGCATCGGGGCTCTCCGATGGGGGGGTGGACGAATGGGGGCGGGTTGAGCCGGCCCGGCGGACGGGGTGAGCCGTCCACCGGGTGGCACGCCGATCAGGCGTCGGTCACGATCTTGACGGCGCGACCGTCCTCGACCATCGCCACGCCGAGGAAGGCGGAGGCGATCACCTTGTTCAGACCGCTCGAACCGGTGCGCTCGAACTCGACGACGACCGGGGACACGATCTGCGGGTTGAGCGAGCCGCGGAGGGCGGACAGGGGGTGGGTGGCCTCGGCGTACCCGAAGGCGCCGCGGCTCCACATGCACCCCGCCCGGTCGGCGCCGGCGTTGGCCGTCGCGACGCGGTTGTTGGTCCAGAAGTCGACGCCGAGGTAGCTACCGGCGTAGCCCTTGCCCTTGGCCTCGATCATCGCGGCAGTCGGGGCGCTGAAGGACAGCGCGCCACCCTCGCCGCGGAGCGAGTTCTGCAAGTCGCCCATCTGCTGCCCGTGGAGCATACAGTAGAGCGCATCGACGTTGTTCGCGCGGAGCAGGGTCTGCGTCGCGTCGACGACGTCATCGAGGGTCAGGTCGGCGCCGCTGGTGCCGGTCGACGCGGTGACGCCGGCGAAGAGGCCGACGGTCAGGTCGTTGTGGCGGTTGATGTAGGCGCTGACCGCGCTCTGCGCGAGGCGCTCGGTGGACATCGCGCCGCCGAGGGACGACACGAGGAGCTCGTCGCTGACCTCCATCTGGATCGCCTGACGCGCGATGGTCAGGGTGATCTGATCGCTGTCGAGCGCGCTGTTGGACACGCCGGTCGCCTCACCGGGGGCGGTCATCACGAGGCTGTCCCAGCCGGCGAGGGGGATCGCCAAGACGAGGCTGCCGCGGCTGGCCATCGGCGAGAAGTCGACCAGGGCGGGGGAGCCGCGCAGGTTGAGCAGGCTGTTCAGCTTGGTCAGGATCTCCTGCTCAAGGACGCTGGCAACAAGGAAGTCGGACGATGCGGCGAGGATCTCGTTGGCCACGGTGGCCTCCAAACGCGAAGGGTGGGAAGCGCTGTCTCTTCCGGCCTTACGCATTTGTTACACGGCGCGACCGTGGGCCTTCAGGTCAAGGGTAGCACAGGGCGCGCCGGGGCGCAACCCTGCCGCATCGGGGCTATCGGCGCCCGAGCATTCCGCCCAGGGCGGCGTCGGCGGCCTTCAGGAGCTCGGCGCGGTTGGCTCCGTAGGCGGTGCGGTCAAGGGCCGCGGCAGCCTGCCCGGTCCAGCCTGCGGGCGTGGGGGCCGGCGTGGCCTGCGGGACAGCGCCGGTGTTGGCGGCGGGCAGGGGCGCGGCGCTGCGCGGCGCGGCGGGCTTGGGGGCAGTCTGCGCGGGCGTGGCGGGGGTCTGCCCGGCCGGCGGGGCGGCGGGGGTGCCTGCGGGCGTGGGGGGCGCCGCGGGGGCGTCGGTGAAGTAGGCGCCCAGGGCCTTCGGGCGCGCGGCCGGGTCGGACTTCAGCCCGCCCAAGTAGGCGGCGAAGGTCGGACGGGTGCCGTCCTCGGCGGCGGGGACTTTTTCGTAGAACCAGCGCGCGAGGTCCAAGCCCTCGGGGTCGGTGATGCCCGCGTCGACGCCGGCCTTGAAGGTCTCGTGCTCGCCCTGGATCTTGGCCAGGGTGGCGCGCAGGGCCTCTGCCTCGGCGGCGGCGGTCTGCGCGGTGGTGAGGTCGACCCTGAACTTGGCCAAATCGGCCTCAAGCTCTTTGCGCTTGGCGATCTCTTCGTTCAGGCGGCTGCGCGGGATCATGTCTGCGGCGTCGGACATCGGGGCTCTCCGATGGTGGGTGGGTCAGGAAGTGCGAGGCTTGCGGGTCAGGCGGGCGATCTGCCGGGTAGCCCAGGCGCGGCCATCGTCGCCGCCCCAAAGCAGCCACGCCTGATAGCCCTTGCTGTCGACGCCCCAGCCTTCGCCCTGCTTGTCGACCTCGTGGCGGGCGAAGAACGAAGTCATCCGGCGCAGCGTGGACAGGCTGACGGGCTGCCCGTTGGCAAGCTGCCGGGCGCGGGCGAGGCCGATCTTGGTCCCGCCGCGGTTGGATGGGGTCTGCTTTGCGCGCAGGTCAAGGCCCCGGCGTGCGGCGGCCTGGACGTCGGCGGGAGGGGTGGCGGTCTTAGGCACCGGCATCCTCCGGGGGGTTGGTGGCCGGGTCGTCGGTCTCTTCGTCCTCGGCGTCGTCCTCGGCTTCGTCGATCAGGTCGGCCAAGATCGCGCGGACCTCGGCGGGCGTGGCCCCATCGTCGATCTCGTCCAGCGCGTCCTCGATTGCGTCCCGCAGACTGTTGCGCTCGGGCATGGCCGGCGCGGCGGCCGGGGCGGTGCGGCGGCTGGGGGCGGGCTGCGCCGGCGCCGGGGTGGCCGGCATGGGTGCCGGCGGGGCGGCCTCGGCGGCGATCTCGCGGACGCGGCGCTCGGCGACGTCCAGCGGCACGTCGTGGAGTGCGGAGAAGGCTTCGGCCATGCTGTAGAAGCCCGTGGACAGTAGCGACAAGACGTGCTCCCGGTGCGCCTTGAGCTCGTCCGGGCTGCGCGGGATGCGGGGGTAGGTCAGCGCGTAGCCGCCTTCGGGGTAGCGGTAGCGGGGCGGGATCGGCGCGCCCTCGGCCTCGGCGGCAAGCTCGACAGCGTCGCTGTAGCGGTTGAGCAGGATTGCGCAGAGGCGGACGAGGCGCTGGTCTGCGGCCTCGAAGATCGCCTGATAGCGGCGCTGCAGCTCGCGCTTGCCTTCGTTGGTCAGCGCGATGGCGGCACCGGACCGGGCGTTGCCGGACAGGCGTTGGACGTCAGACGGGCTGATGCCGGCGGACTCCATCAACGCGCTGATCAGGTTGCCGAGGACCTGCTCTTGCACGGCGATGTCGCCGCCCGCCGCGAACTGGCCCGCGCTGGGCTGGCCAGTGAAGCCGGGGAGGACGTCGACCATCAGGACCGACGTGGGGTCGGCGGGGATGTAGCTGCGGCGCTGGCCCTCTTCGACGGCCATCGTCACAGCGGCGCCAGCGGGAACGCCGCCGATCAGGTACTTCTGCGGCCAGCTTGCATCGGCGAAGGTGTGCAGTAGGAAGCCGTGGAGCACGCCGCAGGTCAGCGTGCCGTCGACGATCTCTTGCCAGTCGAAGGGATCGAAGAGGCGGTCTCCGTTCGGGGCGGCGTGGTAGATCACGTAGGGCAGGACCGGCGTGCCTTCCGGGGTCTGCCCGGTGCGCTCGGCCTGCGCGATCTGCCGGACGGTGGGGGTCGCGCGCCACGGGTAGTCCGGGCCGGTCATCGTGCGGCCGTAGATCGCCGCGGTGATGTCGGCGCCGAGGCCCCACGATCCGGGCGTGGGGCTGGACGCATAGACGTAGACGGCGTGGTACGGCTGCGGGCCGGTCAGGTCGTAGACGTCGACGGTCCACGTCTGATCGCCGACCGTCACCCCGCCGATCACGCCGCGCTCGCGGAGGTAGGCGGTGGAGCGCAGGCGGAGCTCTTCGATGCGCGCGGGCTGGTCCGGGGTGCCCTCGGCGGCGCGGGCGAGGACGAGGTCCGGGTAGACAGCGCGTACCCGCAGGCGGCCCGACTCGGGGTCGACGGCGGCGTGGACGAACATCTCGCGGAGGCCAAGGGTGTACTGCTGGACGCGCTGCATCATCGGCCACAGGCCGCTATCGGCGAGGGCGCGGGTCAAGTTGCGCAGGTCGTCGGCGGTCGCGGTGGCGTGCTGCACAACCGGCGGGGTGTCGTAGAGGACCGACAGGGCACGGCAGACGGACTTGAAGGGGTTGATGGACAGGCTCGGATCGGCCTGCATCGACGCGCGGGCGGTGCCAAGGACTGCGTCGGTGCGCTCGGCCAACAGGCGCGCCCAGGTGCCCTCCAGCATCGACCGGCGGGCGCGGGTCGCGCGGACGCGCTGGTACTCCACGTCACCCGCGGGGAGCGGAATGGACCGCTGAGCGGCATCGGCGGCGAGTGCGGCGTTGGTGACAGCGTCCACGTGTGACCTCAGCGGTAGTGTAGCACGGCGGCGCGGTCAGCGCAGGTAGGCGATCCGATAGCTATCCGCAAGCGGGCCGGACGGGTACAGCGTCGCGCCGTCGGGGCTGACGGTCCAGTCGTTGGCTTCGCACAGGTCCGGGGTGTCGTCGTCGCTGTCGGTGTCGCGGCAGCCGTACAGGCTGACCAGCGGGCCCGGCAGGGGGAGCGCGGGGGGCTCGGGGCTGATGACGGGGATGACGACGATGGCCACGGTGCCCTCGGTCGTAGCCGCGGCGGGGGCCGTGTCGCCGGCGCGGTCGGCGTCGTCGGGGCCGCAGGCGGGCAGAGCCAAGGCGAAGAAGGCGGCGCGGCGGGCGCGGGCGATGGAGCGACGGGGCATGGGCTACCTCGGGGTTGCGTCAAGGCGGGGGACGTGGACGATGCGGCGGCCTTCGAAGACGCTGTCGTTCAGGCTGTAGCGCAGCGCGTCGATCACGTCCTTGCCCGGGTGCTTTGGGTGGCCGTCGAACTCTTGCAGGGCTTTGATCAGCGTGCGGCAGGACTCGTGAACGGTGAACTGCCCGCGGTGGAGTAGGCGCTGGTTCAGGTACTTATAGCCCAGGTCGACGCTACCTTGTGCGCGGCCTTGGCCGGTCTTGACCTGTTGGAACTCGTTGCGCTTGGTGACGACGCGGGAGGCGCCGCGCTTCTTGCGCTCCAAGACCTTGCGGATCGCGGCGATCAAGTCGGTGTTGCCTTTGCTGCGGTACACGCTGTCCGTGGTCGTCTTGTCGCCCCACGCGCTGTCGACGTGCGACCAATCGAGCGACCAGCGCGCCAGCATGGCCAAGATGCCCTCGGCGTCAGCCTCGACGGTTTGGTCGGCGCCGCCGATGTATTCGGCTGCGACGAAGACGCGGTCTTGGCCGTCGGGTTGCTTCAGGACGAAGGACAGCACGGCACACTCTTTGCCGACCAACTCGCCGTGGTCGACGCCGACGCATACGCGCCAGTCCTCGCCGGCGGCCGACGCGAAGGTGCCGACGACGTGCTCCATCGGGCTGAAGCGCTCAAAGACCTGTCCGGTGGTGCGGGGGTTCCATTCGCCGTGGATGGTGACGGGGTTCTCGAAGGGGTCGCCCTCTTCCTCCAACTGCTTGATGAAGGCGCCGTCCAGCACAGTGCCATCGTCAAGCCGCAGGGGTTCGCGCGCGCCGATGGGGAAGAAGGACTCGGGCCGCAGGGGTTCCCAGATGTCTTGGATCACGGGCGGGGACTTCTCGGTCAGCGCTTGCAACCAATCCATCGGGCCCGCGTTGATCGGCGTCAGGGACATCAGCATCACGCCGCCGCGGCGCATCAGGCGCTTGTTGGCTTCGTGGAAGACGCGTTGTGGCGGGGGTTCGTCGAATAGGACAAGGTCAAGCGTGGCGCCCGCGAAGGCGATGGGGTCTTGGCCCGTGGTCATAAACTTGACGCGCGACCCGTTCTTGAAGACGGCCTCGCGGGCCTCGTTTCGGAAGCCGGCGCCCGGGTCGAAGCGGTCAAGGTTGGTCAGCGCGCCGTCGGGGAGCAGGTCGACGAACTTCTGTTGGATCGGGATGGACTGATCAACACGGGCACAGACGACCCAACAGCGGATCGGCGGGCGCCGGACGGCGAGGTGAGGGTGTCGCCCGAGGCAGCGGCAGATGACCTCGTAGAGCGCGACGGTTGTCTTGCCGCTGTGCTGGTTGCCTGCCCTGATCAACTTGCGGCGGGTGCGGTCCCGCAGGAACCGGTCTTGCCGGGGGAGCCATCGGATGTAGCCGCCGGGGTTTCGGCGGACCTTGGCGGCGATGCGCTCTGTGGCGGTCGCTGTGGCCTCCAGGGCCGCTAGCAGCGCTGTGCGCGTGTGTGGAGCCGTCGGCGGCGCGGGCGCGGCCGTGGGGCCCTGTGGCGCGGCAGGCGTGGTCATTCGCCGCCCAGGGGTTCGATGGGGCTGCCGTCCGCGTAGGTGGCCGGCAGGTGCAGGCGCGCCGCCAACTGCCGCAGGGCCTCGACTGCCAAGGCGCGCGGCAGGGCGGCCAGCGGGTCGACGGCGGCGGCGATCAGGTGCGCGTCCGGGGTGCTCTCGTCTGCCTCGCGCTCGGCGGCCGTGGCGGCACCGCGCTCCTCTTCCTCGGCGCGCTCTTGCTCTTTCAGGAGGCGCTCTGCGGCGATGAAGCTGCCCTTGGCGATGGCCAAGCCCACCATCCGCTTGAGCTGTTGGGACTTCGGGCGCCGCGCCCACGTCTCCGCCTCGGCGGCCAGGGTGGCCTCCGCTTCAAGCGCCTGGGCAGCCTTCAGCGCCGCGACGGCCGGACCGAAGTCGGCGGACGCGCGGGCCTCGTCGGCGACCTCTTGCAGTTGGGCGTGGCGGGAGAGAGTCAGGGTCGATCCTGGTTTTTTTCAGGGGGTGCGGAAGCGGACAGGG